CTGGCATTACCTTGTCTACTTCAGCTGGAAGCCAATGGCTATCCAGAAAGCTATGGAAATCTAAATGGAGAATAAACCTTTCCCAACAAATAAGAAATATCAAATTATTTACGCTGACCCACCGTGGCGTTATAAGGAAAATTGGGGGAATGGGGCTAACGAACACACATATAAGACAATGAGCATTGAAGAGATAAAGTCGTTACCAATCAAAGATATTGTTGATAATAAGGCACACTTATACCTGTGGGTAACGAATCCGTTTTTATCAGAGGGTTTAGAAATTTGTAAAGAGTGGGGATTTGAATATAAAACACTTCTAACCTGGATAAAGACTTATTCGGATGGTTCACCTGAAATGGGTATGGGATACTATTTTCGGAGTTGTACGGAACATATTATCTTTGGTGTAAGAGGGAAAATGAAAGTAAGAAATAAGATAACAAAGAATATGTTTCAACTGGTGAATCCTAGATGGCTTGGGCGTAGCCACAGTTCAAAACCAGATGATGTTAGGCAGTGGATTGTTTCTTGGTCTGGAGATTTGCCCCGCATAGAGTTATTTGCTCGCAGAGAAGCAGAAGGATGGGATGTTTGGGGGAATGAAGTATGAGAATGGGAAATAAATAAGGGAGATACGATGCCTTACAAGAGAATAGGGAAGACCATCTATGTGAAGAAGGGAGATGGGTGGAAGAAGAAGGCTACGGCAGAAAGCATAACAAAAGCAAAAGGAATGGTGAACTTTCTGAGGGGCGTAAAGAAAGGCTGGAAACCAACAGGTATGTAATACCTTTCAGGGTATACTCTACTATTCGGAAAGATTTTTAGGCACCTAGATTTTGACCTGAGTGCGAGAGCATAGGTAAAATCCCTATAGGAACCCACCCATAATCCACCCAGCACCAAAAGCTATTGATGCTGCGATTAAAGGTTCGTGATGCCAGAACTGATTCCAGTTCCACCACCCACCTGATGTAAAGAACCTCTGGTGGAGTAACCCCAGGATACCAAGCACTATAAAGATTATACCTATCATCATACCAAACATCTCAACCCCCCCTTCTTAGAGCAGAGCGGACCCTCACCTACGAGGATAGTAAAACGCTTATTCCGCCTGCCAATATACCTGAACCAACCAAAAGTCCAACCAATACCCAGAATTGCTGCTTTAACTTGTAATGGCTGTTGGCTAACCTCTTAACATCACCGACCAGACCATTATCCCCATTTGCCCCTAAGAGGACAGCCCGTATTGTCTGAACCGCATCGTGTGTTTCCATTCGTATTTTGTCGTGTTCTTCGTCTTTCATAAAACCCCTACCTTATTTATTAGCCAACAGCCCTGTAGAGAATGGGATAGTCAACCGACTTATAGTTCCAGCCCCTTGGTAGTAACAAGCCTGAGAAAGAAATCTACCAGCGACAGGAAGATTAGCTGAACCTCACCATCAAGCCAGTTGTCTCCGCTGAAACCAGAAGCAAGACTCCCCACGAAGACGAGGAAGTTTACCCATAGTGTTTTAGAATGTATCCAACTCTTCATTTTTTCTCCTTACTAAACCTCAATATATCGTCTACTATTCTTTCCGAGACTACTATACCTGAGAGAATAACCATGGTCACCTCTATCCATAGTATCCACGGGTTATTTTCAATGAAGGTGATAGACCCCGCAATAGCTATGCCTCCAAACATCATAGCCGACCAGGCTACTCCCACAAGCATTATAGCATCACCGACAAATTCTTTTATCCAATACATTAGTTCCTCCTGTTTATTTTGCTACCATTGTACCCTGTAGGTGTAGGGGGTAGGTCGCCTCCCGTACCTTGGGTCGCCCAACCTAATGGGGGTGGGTCGGCGAAAACCAGGGCGTACATATGGAGCAGCAGGTCTGCCAACCCTCTGGACGATTTGCGAACGAGGGCTGACCCTTGCTCTCATCTGGGGCGGGACTATCTGCCTTACAGGCATCCTTGCTACCCTTGGCATATTTCTTCTTATCCGATACATTACTTCCTCCTTTGTACCCATCTACTATTGGCAACATCCCACACCCATGTATAGCCAGGTGTTGGTTTCTGTTTGGGCGGATTGGTTTTTGGGCGGATTGGTTTTCTAGAGCTGCTTGGTGCTGGGCGGGATGGATATGGTGGTTTGAAGTCTTCGTACTCTCTTTTGGGGAATTTCCCTCTGGAGCCAGTCTTAGTGACATTTGGGTACTTTGGTACAGAAACCCAAGCATTTCTCTTGCTATCAAATTCCCACGCCCTATTCTTACTAGCTTGAGGGTACGCAGACTTCCTTGGTTTTGGTTTTACAGATGGCGGCGTAGAAGCAGACTTCCTCGGTGACCTTGGCTTTGGACTTGCAGGTAGCGAGGTAGGCTTTTCCGTTGCTTTGCGTCCGTTAGACCCTGCGATTGAGGGTCGCCCGTTCAACGCACTCGCCCTTGGCTTTGGTTTTACAGGCGTTGGTTTTCTTCTTCTTACTAGTCTACTTGGTCTCTTGTACAATTGGGGCATTTCTTCCTCCTTTATTATGAAGTAACTATCTCCTCAAAAACAAGTTCATACTTTGACTCAGGTTTGTTCTGGTCTTTGCCCATCCTCACATCAAACTCCCTAGCGTGTAACAGGTTAACACTTTTAGATGCCCGTGAGCCTGTCGCACTCACGCTATCTATGTCGTAAAAGGTATTGGGCTTTGCCTGGTTGACCGCCTCCTCTATGGCATCTTTCATTGACTGATAGCCCTCACTTGGATTGCCCGCCTTGTTGACCACACCGTCCCCAAGTCTTACAGTGCAGAAGATTAACCGCCTTTTTGTAGGTCGCCATATTCCCCTGACATCAAAGTTGGTTAGCTTGGGCGTGGTAGATGTAGAGTTAGTCACAAGGGTGAACCTGAACCTAATCATAGTTCCCGTCACATTGGTAAAATATCTTGTTTGAGATGGCGAGGTAGTAAAGTTACCAAGGTTAGTCCACGAACCAGCCAATGCGGTAAAGTATGTTTGGTAATCTACCGTTACATAGTTATTGCTGTCGCACCCCTCAGTGGCTAGGGTTAGGCTGTGGTATGCCTTACTGTCCGACTTGAGGTTGGAGTGTAGCCACGGGGTTATTATGTATCCGCCAGTTTGAAACTCCACATCAGAATCGCCTGTCACATCACCGTACTTCGTTGTCAACGGGATATAGTAAACACTATCCGAAGCCGATGTAGATGCTATCCACAATCTCTTTTTATAGATACTCGTTACACCAGCTACCTCTGCACCTGCTAGGGTGAACTCCTGAATGGGATGCCACACCCACAAGGTAGAGCCATTAACCGTTCTGACCTGACCGGCAACTACCTCAACCTTGGTAGAGTTATCAATAATGGCAAAGATGTATTCTTCGTCCGCAGCCAAGGCTTGGATATTGCCAGCAAAGTTCGCCAGGTTGGTGGAGAACCTCGTTGGCGACCGCCAAGTCCATGTCCCGTCTGTGGTATATTCACCCAGAGAACTATCACCCAACGGGATATAAACATTTCTGTGCCACGCCATCATATTTTTGCCGTTTGTAGATTTAATCAATGCGTGTATGTCATCTGCCAATGGTATGTCATTGTCAGACCCGTCAAGGTAATACGTCATATCTTCCTTCCCGATATAGACCGTGGATTGTTCAGCTATCACATCTGTAATGTTGGTGTAGCTTGCACCTACCGTTATCGCTGACCCCCATGACCCTGCGTTGGTAGGGTCAGCAGCCTTCTTAATCTCATTGGGAAGAACCGACTTGTGCATAACCCCGCCGACATTTGCCATATGTTCTGCGTAGCCATCTGCAAGGGTAGATATAGTAAAAGCCTCAGATGTATTCATATAGTAGTACTTAGAAGCCGTAGAGCCCAAGCATATATATAGATTGCCGTCAGCAAATGGTTCTAGGTCTGTGATAGGGGTAGAGAAAAAGCTATAAACAAGGGTCCACCCGTCGCCTGTTGCACTCAGCTTGCTCAAGGTATCCCCGTATGCCATATACCACTCTGAGTTAAACTCGGCAAACGCCACTGGGTTGCCAGCTTCAGGCGATGTACACTCAACGGCATCAAAATAAATTTGGGTGCCCCCGTTACCACTATCCCCCCCCAGCTTAATCCTTAACCTTGTGGCAGAACTATCTAGCACATGGGTCACTACTAGTTCTGTCCATTCTTCATCGCTAGTCATATTGTCAGACGATGTACTGCCAACCCCGTCGTCTATTGTTAGCGTACCACCAACATGGCTCGCATCATCAGAATAACACCGACACCTAATGGTTACTGGTGTACCCCTTCGCCAAGATGCGGTTGCGGCAACATCGGCAATCATGTCCTGATATATGTAGTCGCCTTCGTCGTAGTCGTCAAACTGAGCAGAGTACGACCCAGCATATTTTATGGTTGACTCCCGCCCCAGTTCTGTATCGCCTGCAAATACCTTTGTCCAATGAGTTAAGGTGGTGGAATTAGTCCATGTCTCCATCCCACCGTCAGTTACGGTCATAGTAACATCTGTCAGGGCAACAGCGGTTGCCTTTGGACCGAGAATCACATTGTCCTCAAACCTTGCGTCACACCCTGTAGATGTGTAATACCGCTTATCATTAGGGCTTGTACCGTCGTGGAACTCCTGTCCAAAACCAGTCATATAAGAACTTTGGGTCATCGCTAATAATTTTTCTGGCTCAGTTCTGCCATAGGAAGGGTCGCCCGTAAAGAACTGCTGGGCTAGGGTAGGGTCGGTCACCCTCTCGTATTTCTTCCTGCCGTTTGCCTCGTCAAGCATAAGCCCGACCTCGGTTGTGCCGTCAGTCCTTACTATTGAAATATCGTATTGTAAACCGCCTTTTCCTGTTACAGCCATTACAACGGTGCCACCTGTATTGTTCCCGACCTAGTCGGCTTGCTGTGTTGCATCAACAGACGCTGATACTTGCCGTAATACTTCGCCATCTCCCTATCGTATTTCTCCGTGTCATCAGCAGAAACAGGTCCCGCCCCAGCTTCGTGCAACAGGTAAGCTGCGTAAGCTACTATCAGGGAGATTTCACCTACACTATTGGTAGCGACAGTATGTGTAGCCGCTGTCAAAGCCTCGTATGGTTGCGTTCCTGTTATCTTTAACCTTCGTTCTTGGAGATAGCGATATGCACTAGGGACACGAAGGTATCTATACAGACCATCGTCAATGATTTCCCAGCCGTACAAAGGCGTGTATGTTGCACTCAGCGATATGTCATCACACATATCACTTGCGTAGCCTATAGTCTGGTATTCAACCTTTTCTATGTTACCGTTATCAAAAGCATCAGGAAGACGATAGTCGCTGATGGGGAAGTCATTCAACCGTATGTCATCAAAGATAACATATTTAGTATTGGTCGCTACCTTGCAACGGATTTCTATCTCTACCAAGTCATCGTTGAGTGCTTGGTCTTCCAGGGAAAGCTGAGTGTATTCCGATGCAGGGTTTAAGGTAGACGAGGTTAAGGTCTGAGTAGTACCGTCAGCTTGCTTAGTGTAAATCACCAATGCCCCGTCATTAGCCATCTCTGGTAACGCCCATCCTTTAAGCGTAACGGTCTGGTCTTTAAGGTCTAGGAGTTGAGGGTTGTCATCTGAGTGCCACGACATATAGCCGTTGCTGGAGGTAGCTGTCAGCTTGATAGCCTTTGACCCTCTCGGTCCCCTGTATTCTCCAGCCGTTGTCCAAGCTGCTGCGGTTACATTGGTTAAGCTGGTATGCGTTGGTGTTCCACTGGTCTCATCTTCAAGGTGTGAGTTAGGTAATGCGTTCCCAAGGATTAAGGTTCTGTCGTCTATTGATTTGTATAACAGGGGATAGAGTTCACCGATAGCTCTCGCTATAGCATCTTTTCTATTCGCCCAGCTAGAGCGGGATATTCTCACGGTAGCTTTGTTCGCACTATCAGACAACAGGTTAGCCCCGTAGACATATGCAGTCCCTGATGATGTTGCGTAGGTCGTAGAGCCTAACATTCTTGAAACCCCAGCGTTAGCGTAGTCCTCAATATAAACCCACTGTCGGTCAAAGAACCCGTTGAGCGAGTGGTCGTAGTTGTTTAAGGCTGTTGAAACAATAAGTTTTGACCCTGCAATAGCTGTTGTTACAGTTGCGGCAAGATAATCCCCAGTAGCCTCAAGGACTTTTCTATCCAAACTAAGTAGTGTTGTAGTACCCATTCTTGCTCCTTATACTATCTTCGTAGCTGTGCCAGCGTCATCGGTAAACCATAACTCGCAAGGCGTTTCATTCTTTACCCAGAGTTGTCCCAAGCCACCAACATCATCTATATCTGCTGCCCTTTCCTTAATCATTAGTGCTTCAGTCACTTGGAAGTATGGAGTAGCAGCACTCTGCAAGCGAGCGACTTCTAGGTTACCCACCCCAGTGTCAAAAGCGTAGAACAGGAAGCTCGTGTCTTGGGCGTATTTAGTCCTCATATGTCCACCATCACTATTGCACTCTATGTTGCCGTTAACGGCAACAGATTTTACTGCTAGGTCAGCGTAGTCGGAGTCGTCATCTTCACGAAGATGGATACTAGCATCACCGCCATCTTTAATCATCGTATTCGTGGTGACAATCTTGTTTCCCCCTATGTTCATATTGCCAGCAAAGGTGGCTGATTTATCAGCACCAGCAAGGGTTAGTGTAGCCGCAGGGGCAACACCCCCATCCATAAGGCTGAAAACCATATTGGCATCTTCAGAGCCATCAGTTGCAGTCACAAGGGTGAAATCTATAGAAGCCCTTTCCTCTACCTCTGATGCAGCATTTCCTAGCTTGACTGCTATGCCTGCTCCAAAGCCTGCTGCCTCGTTGCTACTCCCAGCACCACCCTGTATAACCAGCATATCTGTTACTGAGTCTGTGGCTACACCCGTGTCGTCTCTACCTACTTGGAAGTAAGGGTTTGCACTACTCTGCAACCTCGCAACCTCGGCGTTCCCTACGCCAGTATCAAAGGCGTAGATAAGAAGGGTTGAATCAGCTACATACTTGGGTCGTATATGCGACCCAGTAGTGTCAAATTCAAGGTTTGAGTTAATGGTTGCCGTTGCTACTGCTACAGAGGCATACGAGGAATCTGTCTCGTCCCTGAACTCTATTTTAGTAGCTGAACTTTTCAGCATCGTATCCGCAAACAAGAGATTCCCGTTCAGGTAGAGGGTGCCATCAATGTTATTGCCTACTGAGTGTAGGTTTATGTTAGGCATTTTTCTTCTCCTTAACTGTCTGTTTCACTATTCTATCTCTCAGTATCTGAATATCAGACTGCAAGGCGAGTATCTGACTCTCGGCTTGGTCTTTTATTCTCCACAACTGAGCCTCTCTGGACAACAAGGCGATTAGACCGTCTCTGTCCTCTCCGTTTTGCATTATGCAAATCTCCTCGTATTAGACCGAGTTGCACAATTTATAAGAAGGTTCGCAGTCCCTGCATTAGTTAAGGAACAAATCCCACCTATTCCACCCGGACCCATTGTTATCGTGTCCTCTAGTGCTTGCCCTGAAACAAGTTCTCCATAAGCCGTGCTACGGGGGATTGCAACCATATGGTCTAAGGTAACCGAGGAATCCAATGCACTACTCACCTGCCACCTAGTCCAGTAAATGTCCTGAGTACCAAGGTGGGGGGAGTGGGCTGTTGAGGCATCACCTATATCTACCAGAGAATCAGCCACCCAGTCCGATGGGACACTCCATGCGACTGTTCCATCTTGGGCAAATGTTGCCCCGCCTGATGATGTATTGTCAGTATCTGATGTGTCAGACCAGCTAGAACCGTCCCAGTAATTGACAGTCAAGACAGAAGAATTACCATTGGTGCCGTCTACATCGCAGTGAACTCCTGCGAATTGGATGTGCGAGCCGACATACAGGTAGTCATCGTTAGCTGCCGTGTCCAAGGAACTCAATGTAACTGATGTCCCTGTATCGGCATCTTGAGCAGACGAGGAGTATTCTGTATAGTTCCCAGTGGCTCCCAATGCGTCTGTAGTCTTGAAGATTAAAAGATAGGGACATAAAGCCCATCTCACCACAACAGCCGTTGAAAAGTTTCTCGGCGTGAGTGAAATCCAATGTGTCCCTTCGTGCAGGCTCGTATAAGCAGCAGTTGTAGTACAAGCTACACCAGTTGATGCACCCGCTAGTCTTACTTCTCCTAACGAGCCAGAATAGATTTCCGTTCCCATATTTCCTCCTATGCGTTATCCGCTTTCGTCCGACGCTCATTTGATAGGTGGGGTTGATTGAGGCTCAACCCCAAAGCCTGTAGGTCACCTCCTTCCTACTATGCCTGTTATTATAGACGAACAAGCTATCACCCTACAACAGTTCCCCTGCTTTGATGGAATGTATCCTCACCGTATTAGAGCCATCGTTTGCTCGGGTAATCGCATGAACACAGACACTCAACAGGGTGCTTGCCGTTACCGAATCTGCGAGATACCCAGTGATAGGGGTAGATGTAGTGCCATCTGAGTCTCTCATATAGAAGGCAGCGGCAGTCCCATCGCCTACTAATTCAACCCGTAATGTTCTTCTCTCGCCATCTGCCCAGTCTACCCCTAAATCAACAGGGGTAGTATCGGAATTACCCTTGACACTAGCTACCATAATTGACGATGAGGCATGGTCAGCGTCAATTACAAACCCCGCTGCATCAGATGCAACTGTGTCCAGAGAATCCGCAGGATAATGGATTGCCATATAGTTGTTTGATTCTCCTGCGGCATCTGAAAACCCGACGAACACCCCTGTGCCAGACACATCAGTAATGGTAATGTCCACCTCCATATAGGCACGCTTGTTTCCTGAAAATATGATAGCTGAACCTATATTGCAGGAATCGTTGTCTGCCGTGCCAGTAGTCATGAGAACCGAACCTCCAGCAACCTGACTAATGGCGATAGTATCTGATGTTCCAGGAAGACCCACAGTCCAAGTATTTGTGGTATCAAGGGAAATACCTGTAAAGTAATCCTGCAACACTACATTGTGAGAATTTATCTGCCCCTCGGTGTTCCACCCGTGCGAAGCTGACCCATTTCTGAAGTCCAGCCTCCTCTGTACTTTTACTATATTACTCATTTTTCTCCTTCCAGTCGCCATTGGAGCGACGACTATCTTCTTTTATTTCGGGAGACAGGTGCTATTCCTTCCCCCTTCATTACCTCTGCCAGAGAGGAGACCTGTTCCCTGTCCTGTCTCACCGACGAGGGTGGCAGTTCAATGCGAATCGGCTTTGGGTTAGTACGAAATACACCCCTGACACGCAGTTCTTCCTTGTCCAAAAGAACCGCACAGTCATCAATATCGTAGGCATATGGTAGTCCTTGAAATACCTGTAGCTTGCTTGCCAGTTCCCAATCTTGCTGTTCCATAACACCCACAAACTTTGAACAGGCATCCTTGACCATCCTTTCCCGTATCAGCCCTGTTGCGTCTTTCGGAATTTGGAAACTACCCACCCGCCACCTATAGGGACTCTCCTTCTTGTCCGCCAGCTTTCTATTGATAGCTGTCGTATCAAGAAGGTAGTCTAGTCCCTCCCGAGGTAATTCCGTAAAACCATCCCATGACTTTAAGTCAAACAACGCTTCATCTCGTTCTCTAGTATTCCTTCTTTCCCACCATCCATCGCTGTAAACCCAGGGAAATGGACCTTGTATTTCCGCAGCCCGTTTCGCTTCGTGTACAGATAACTCAACACGATACCTTGGGCTGGAAAGCCCTCATCTCCCCAAACGGCTTGGATAGCAGGAATAGCTGTATGAAGCACGCTACCATCTGTCGCACGAAGAGCAGGCTGTGCTGGTATCGCTTCCTGAATCGGGGGAATGGAACCGCCAGATGCGTCAACCTTGTATGTCTTGTACTTTGGGCTGCTCTCCAGCAGTTCAACCACATCGTCAGGCTGAAACCCCGTAGAAGAGGCTCTAGGGTTACCTAAATCCACGACCCTCTGCCTGTTGGTAACCTTCCCGTCATCTCTGCTTTCCCTTATTGCCTGTATCCGTGCGTCTGGTGGTTCGGCTATAGGCAACGCATTTTTCTCGTCTAACCTATTTTGGATAGCCACAAACGAACCTTCCACCGACTTCACTAAATCGCCAACGGCGGTTTCTATAGCTTTCACCCGCTTGTTTACTTTACTCAAACTGTCAACTTTTCTAGTTTTCCCAGTTGTCACGCAAATATTCTCCTTTGGTGAAAGGAACTCTAGGCTCCCTTCATCCATACGCCGTGGTCGTCACGCATTTCTCTGGTTCCGTATAACTGTTCTATGGCTACTTTATCCACTAAATAGTCTATGTCGTACATAGAATGTGCAGTCGGTTTCATCTGCACCACGAGAGCGAGAGCCTCTTTCTGGAACATTCCATTGTCATGTCCTGCTGCGTTTGACCCCTCAGTATTTGTGGATACATATGCTGGCATACGATAGAAGGAAGCCACATATGCCTCTTGCAAGGAAGTCTCCCTTGCACCTGTGCCGTGGACACCGCTGTAATCATCCCTGATATACTTATCCAGCTTCAAGAAGCCAGTTTCAGCAGCAGGACTCAAGATTATAACCCTGTCCGACTTTGGTGCGTTGGCATCATTGAGGTACTGTCTAGCCCTCAATAACTCGTCGTCGGTATTCTCTACCGCTAGTGTTCCCACAGTATTGGAAAAGTTGTCTATCAGTCCAGCCAATACATCATCAATCGCCAAGGCTAATGCAAAGCCCATCTTGCCCGCATATTCTGCGAGTAAATCACGGTTTGATTGAACCTTAACAATGGACTCACAGGCAATAGCAGCATACTCCCAGGTTGCTACACTGATGTCCGTGTTGGACTCAGTAATAGTTTCGTAGGTAATCGCTGCGTTACTTGCCTTTGTCTTTGTTCTGGCTGCAAGGTTCCCAATGCTGGGAACATGGATTGTATCACCCCAAGACAGTTTCTCCTCGTATCGCCTGTCAACAAGATTAGCCATTACAAGATTAGACTCTCTTGCTACCAGTGCAAGCTGACTCCAAACCTCTGGGATAAATACATCTGCTGTTGTACTGTCAATAAATTCTGTTGCTCCAGTTGCCATTTTTCACCTCTTTATTTTTTAGTTATTTGGTTAAGCAGAATGTCAACATCAGCCTTCATCTCCTGAACGCTTTTGCCTTTTGCGTCATACTCACGCAAGCTATTAACGGTAAATTGGGGCTTCCCAGCCCGTGAAGGCACATTAACATCTTGCTTTGTTAGTTCCTTAATTACCTTGGCTCTTTCGTCTGCCCTAACCTCGTCTTCGCTTTTCACTTTATCTCCTTTTGGTTCTGCTTTACTACGCTTCCCTAATGCCTTGTCAAGCCATTTCCTTGCCGCAGCAGGGTTATTATTGTCCCAAGCAAGTTCAACAAGAGCAAACTCTTCGCCATCAGGGTTTAGACCAACCTCTTCAATCTCCTTCCTCATCGTCAGGCGTTCATCTACAGCCTTCTGCCTCAACCCCTCGTAATATGCCGCTCTCTTTTGCTCTGTCTCCCGCTGCTTGGCACTCCTTA